TCATGCCATTGGGTTGGGTTGTTGGGTTGGTGTATTGTGTTTTTTTTATTGGGGAATTGGGTAAAAAAACTAACAAATCACCTGAAATCAAAGGAAAAACCTTGTTAGTTTTTATTTTTTTTTGATTTTTCAATAGAAAACTAACAAGATTTAACCTAAAAAAAACTAACAAAATTGTATTTTGTTAGAAAATAATTATACATTTGCATTGAACTAAACATCTGATGTTAGTTTTTAAATAGGATTATTACAATGGAATTAAGGGAAAAATTACAGCAAGTTAAAGAGTTAAAACTCTCAAAATTATCTACAATTGAAAACGATTTAGGAATACCTAACAATACATTAACTATGTTCATGAAAGGGAAAAGGGGTATATCTGAAAAATTTAAAGAACCCCTAAGCGAAAGATTAGATTTACTGCTTAATGGTCAAATAATACCTAAAAAAGTAGAAAATGACATTAATGTATTATTAATGCCAAATAAAGTTTTAGCAGACGTAATTAGTCCTATAAATGAAATCCCAGCAATTATAAAATACGATATTGTTCCTGAAAAAGAAGAACCCAAAATAGTAGAAGAAGAAGTTGTTGTAAGAAAAGAACATACTAAGAAAGTTGTAGATAGCGTAGGGTTATATGCTACTATGCTAAATGAGTTTAAATATTTAGTTGAGGATAGTTGTAGCAATGACAAATTTGAAAGGCTTAAATTCAAAGCTATTAATTCTGATGGGTTATTACCAACCCAAAAATCAGGTATAGTAGATAGGGTAAATAATTATTTAAACGGAACATATAAAAAATAAAATATACAAAAATGGGAAACAAAAAAGATTCAAGATTAGAAAGAGCAAATGTTGAAGGTTATAATAAACCAAAACGTACCCCTTCGCACCCAACAAAATCACATATTGTTGTAGCTAAAGAAGGGGATAAAGTAAAAACAATTAGATTTGGTCAGCAAGGAGTAACTGGTTCTCCGAAGAAAGAAGGTGAGTCAGAAGCAGATAAAAATAGAAGGGAGTCATTCAAGGCAAGACACGCAGAAAACATAGCAAAAGGTAAAATGAGTGCGGCATTTTGGTCATCGAAGGTCAAGTGGTAATAAAAGTAAAGTGGTAAACTTCAATTAAATTAAATAAAATAAAATGGATAGAAAGGAATACCTAATTTCGCAGGAACACGAAACAGACCTAACGCTAGAGTTAGCAGAAAGACTATTAATGAAAAACTTTAACGCAAGTAATACAGTAATAGTAACTGTATCAACGGATTACTCATCTAATGTTGGGCAACTGCTTCGCCATGTGCTAACGAAGGATGGTGAGGTTTGTGATGGGTTTGGGTTAGATGTACCCTACCCAGATGAAACATGGGATTCTGATTTTACAAATGAATTAGAGGCTTTAGTAAAATTATTCAAATACAAGATAGAAAATAAAAAGATACTTTTAGTTGAAGCTGGGGTTATTAGAGGTTCAAACTATAAGTTTATGATAGACTACCTTGAAAATAAATTAAATCTACAAGAGGAAATTTACACATTAGCTTTATTTGAAAATTCATCATCAAAGTTTAAATCTGACTTTGTTGGAGAGTTTTATGATAACGATACGCAAGACTTAACTTTTTGGTGGGAAAAAGAAAACAATCATTGGATAAATAAATAAATTATGGAAACAGCAACACAATGGATATTTGATAAACTATGGGATGAGCCAAAAGATAAATTAACATGGTATGCTATATTACAGCAAGCCAAAGCAATGGAGAAGGAGCAGATGATGGATGCGTTTGTAGAATGTTGGAAAGCAAATATGTCTGATGGATATGAATGTAAACAATCAGCAGAACAATACTACAACGAAACCTTTAAAAATAAATAAGATGGCAGACGAAAGAGATATAAAGCATTTTAATAAAATGGCAAACGAAAGTAAACAAAGGGCTGCTAACTATATGTCATTGAAAGGTGTATTAGAACCTAAACAAGAAATAATTGAAGAAGCTGCTTACAATTATGCAGCAAATAAAAAAAATAGAACTTCACATTTGATTGGATTTAGAGAAGGTGTTAAATGGCAACAAGAGCAAATATTATATTTTCTTTATTCAGAAATAACAGAACGTAGAGATTATTCGGCATCTAAGATGTGTGAAGTAGTTATAGAATTTATTGAAAATATGTAAAAATAAATAAGATGAGAGCATACAGAACATCAATAATAATAGTAAAATAAAATACACCTATCTTTGTAAAAATGATACGACACCTATATACAGATGCTAATTATGAATATACACTAGAGATTATTTTTACAGATAATGCAAAAAAATCTTTAAAGGCATTGTTAAAAAGATGGAAGATGCAAGATGAGGCAGTAGATGCAGAAGGGTTTACAGTTAAATGTAAAGATGATATGACAAAGTATGCTTTGATATTTGACATTAATAAACTTACAGATAACCTAATTAGCCATGAGGTACTGCATCTATCTTGCTTTATACTTGACGATAGGACTATTGACTTAATAGGTGGTAATGGGGATTACGAGAATTTAGCTTGGCTAAATGGGCATCTAAACGACATGGTAAGACAAGTAATAGAAAAGGAAAAAATTGTAGTACATTCAACTTTAATCAAATCAAAAACGAAGAAACTTTAATTAAAGTAAAATAACACTATCTTTGCACAATGATATATATTATATAATATGGGCAAATGGACTGAATTTAAAAATGAAATAATTTCATTATTGCAATCAAATGAGGGAATGAGTAGCCATTTGTGCGCACAAACTATCTTAAAAACAACCAAATCAAAAAGAGAAAGTGTTGATGTCAATAGTTTAACCCAGCACATCAGAAGGCATAGAGCAGAATTACTAGATAAGAACGAAGGCATCTATAATGCAACAGAAGAACTTGATGTACCTAATAGTAAAGTAAAACATCTATGGTTAAAAAATAAAACCGCATCTTTATTTGTAAAGAACCCTGATTATGTAGAAGATGGAGAAGATATAAAAGAAATAGATTTTTTAAGTATTTTTAAAGATAAAATTGAGCCTATTAAAGTTACACAATTAGATAACTTTAAATCTACTGCATTATTTGATAGGTTAGTTATTACAGATATTCATATTGGCATGGATGTTAATAAAGATGGATATGCTTTATATGATGGGGAGTGGAATGAAAAAATAATATTTGAAAGGTTAGAGATATTAGTTAAGCATACCATACAGAATAAAAAGTCAGATACTTTGATTATCCATGATTTAGGAGATTATTTAGATGGGTTTGATGGATATACTACAAGGGGCGGTCATAAACTACCACAAAACATGGATAACCAAAAAATGTTTGATATTGGATTAAAGTTTAAGATTGTATTAATTGACAGCCTTATTAATCAGTTTAAAAAAATACAATTTATAAATATTTGCAACGACAACCATGCAGGAAGTTTTGGGTATATTGTTAATTCAGCATTTAAGTCATATATTGAATTAAAATATAATGAAGGTATTGAAGTAATCAATCAAAGAAGATTTATAGACCATTATATTACAGAAAATAGATGCTTTATATTGACACATGGTAAAGATGATAAAAGTTTAAAATTTGGGTTTAAGCCAATTTTAGACCCAGCACAAATTGAAAAAATTAAAAATTATATTGATGAACATAAATTACATAGATATAAAATTGAATTTAGCAAAGGCGACAGTCATCAATTAATTTTAGATTTTACAAGTTCAACAAGTTTTGAGTATCAGAATTTTGGTGCATTTAGTCCTCCATCGGATTGGGTAAAAACAAACTTTAAAAATAGTATAAGCTGTTTTACACATTTTAATTATTACGAAAACCAAAAATCAATCAGCAATTATATTTTTTAATATGATAGGTATTTATAAAATAACAAACCCAAAAGGCAGAATTTATATAGGTCAAAGTATTGATATACAAAAAAGATTCAGAACATATATTTCATTAAACTCAAAAACAAAAAGACAAATAAAACTATATCGTTCTTTATTAAAATATGGGCAACATGAACATTCTTTTGAAATTATAGAAGAATGCAATATTGAATTATTGAATGAACGTGAACGATATTGGCAAGATTTTCATAAAGTTTTAGAAAATGGACTTAATTGTGTATTAACAAAAACAAATGTTTTAAGAATGGTTGTTAGTGATGAAAAAAGAGAAAAAGCAAGACAGCAAATGCTAGGTAAAAAACCATCAGCCATAAATATTGAAAAAACAAGAAAAAGAATGATTGGTAATTCATACAACTTAGGTAGATTAAGGTCTGATGATGAAAAGAAAAAAATAAGCAATACAATGAAAAAAATATCAATTGGAGAAAATAATAATATGTTTGGAAGATTAGGTCAGGATAACCCAAACAGTAAAATTATATTAAATACACAAACTGGTATATTTTATTTTGGAATTTCAGAGGCTTCTAAGTATGGGGGAATAAATAAAAGTACTTTAAAGAAAAAAATATGTGGTAATAGATATAATAATACTTATTTTATATATGTTTAACTAATTAATAAAATAATAATAACATGACACAATTAACATTTACAACAGATTGCAAAGATGAAGCAAAGGTACTTTTACACGCAGTAGAAAAGGCAATAGCAGTATCTGAACTAAAACAAAAACTAAGATTTGGTTTAAAAGAACTTGACTTCGGAGAAAACCATAACTACATTGAGCAGTTATACAGTTTAATATGTGAAATAGATAGTATAGGTGAATAGTAAATATAAAAATATGGAAAATAAAAAACCAATAGATGCAATAGAAATATTAACCTATTACCAGCAATGGAGATTAGGGGTTCAAGATGATGCTAAATATACACCTAGAGATATAACAATTGCTATTGATGAAATATTAGAATACTTATATAACATTAAAACAAATTAAAATTATGGCAAGATGTATCTGTATAAACGATAAAAATAGACCTAAAGAAATACCATCTAATCAATGGGTTGAACATTCTAAAGAGTATAATATAATAGATATCCAAGTATTAAATAAACAAAATAAAATATTAGGAGTTCAGTTAGAAGAAATAGATTTAGATGAGAATAACCATCCTTACTACTTTTTTAGATTAGATAGGTTCTTAGTAAGGCATAACGATTTAGATTTGTTTATGGCTATTTTTAGGGCAAGTGAAGAAGCAAGCAAACTGATAACGGAACAAGAAATCCTTGAACTAATTTAAAATAAAAATGGGTAGTACTTGTTAGATACTACCCACTTTTATTATTGCTTACATTTACTTATTCAAAATTAGATTTTACAATTAATACAGAATCAAAGAAGTTTATATTTTTTGATTTTAATTTTTCTGATTGGTCTTTAACAAACTTTCTCATTAAATGATGAAGGTTTAATGTATTTGTGTACTCAAATGTTTTTTCTGTTGCATGGATTACTTTGTCATCCTTTATTGCTTCATAGCGTACTTGTTTTTGTTTTACTGGTTGCATAAATTAATTATTTTTAAGATTAATATTTTTCCATTCATCTATTGTATTTAGCTGAAAGTTAGTTAGTGGCTTTGGGCAAATTTCAAGTGGAATACCACCTTCTTGTTTAAACCCTAATCTACACCCACATCTAAAATA